TGTGATTACAGCCGGAGTATTCTGATAATCAATTTGTGCACGAGCTGATGATAAACCCGAGTCTATATTCAAAATATAATTTCTCAAAGGACGAATTGTAGATTGATTTTCTGGAACAACGGACACTTTTATATTATCGCCTGATATATCAGATGGATTAAACCCAATTAAAGAAATTGTTCCAGTTGAAGAGTTATAAGATCCTACATTAGTAACTAAAACAGAACCACCTAAAGTTCGAACTTGTAACGTGCTTGAATCTAAATCGTTAGCAATAATACATGTTTGATTATTATATGTGAAACGAGAAGAAGTTACTTTTTCTTGAATACCATCTGCGCTAGCAATTCTCATTGGAAAATATAAATTATAATTAGTTTCTACACCTAATGTCGGAATAAATCTAAGTTGTGCTTTTACTTCCATCTTAGAGTTTAAGAGTGCAGGTGAAAGTTTATCAATTTCTGTAAGCAGTGATGATCTTCTAAATATTTTATTAAAGGATTGAAGATTTGTACTAAAATAATTATTAATGAGACCAGAAACTTCGGCTTCTATCGCTCTTACTGTTAAATTAGTTAAATCTGGATCAAAGTTAAATCTTGTAGATAGTTCTAGATACACATCTGTTGGGTCGCTAAAAACAGTGTCAATAGACATGATAGCTAAGTTATCAGATAAATTAGTAACAATTTGATCTTTAATATTTTGCTTTTGGCTATCAGTTAATCCATCTATAAATTTTAAACTAACATATACTCGACCATATACAGGAGGTGTAGCTTCATTTCCGCCCCAAGCAATACAGTCCGTGATATATGAAGAATAATTAGCTAGAATCTGCGCCTTATAATCTTCTGATGTGACCATGCGCTGTTGTGATGCAAAAGCGATCGTCGCGTTGTTCTTTATTGAAGAAATTGTTTCTCTATCGGCTCCACCTGTTGAAGCTCCTACCAAATTAATTGAAATTGGATAGTCTGTTCCGTTAACATTCAAATCGTCTGTTGTTGTAAACACAGTTCCACCATTAGCATTTTCTGCATTAGTAGACAGATATGTAATTACAATCTTATTTCCAGCAGAAGGTCTTTGTCCTAAAACACTTCCATCTCCAAATATCACTTCATAATAACCATTAGGTACTTCTTTGATTTGATACAATGTTGATGAAGAAGTAACTCTTACAGCTCTGTTAAGATTAATATACGAGGTAAAAGATGAACCGCTAACCGTATCATACACATCAACTTTCATAGTCGTAGTATCAATTGTATTGTCAGGTATCACATAGACCTGATTGTCTCCACCATCACCAACAATAAAAGTCTTAGTGCGTAACGTACCTTCAATAATCTCTAAGTTTGCAGACTCTTCGCTATTCAAAAACAAATAGTTACCAAAACCATCATCAGTTGCTATATAACCTTCTAATGTTTGAAATGTGTATGTAGTATCTTCAATTGTTGTATTGAATACAGAATATGCTGGTAGACTAATAGTAGAAGGTCTAGATGGATCTGTTACAGTTAAACTAAGGTTTACTGTGGCTCGAGCTGCAGTCTTAGACCTTGGAAAATAACCTAAAACTTCAGCATGAGATACGACAGAAGATCTTAGCTGAGCGGTATTTAAGAACGACTCGTTTGTTGCAAAGTTAGCGATCAGGCCGTTGATGTGTGTATTATAAGCTAAGACGTCTAAGATGTTAGACAAACCAGAAGCTTCGAAGTCGTAGTCAGCAAATTCTGACTGAGCTTGAAAATATGTTTTTAAATTTGTTTTGATTGTATCAAAATCTAAATCCGAAGATTGTATTGTTGCCATTTATCTTAACCTCGCTATCGATACGTCAAGCGAAACTGTTTCTGACGTACTGATGATTTGAAAAACTACTGTTACTTTTGCATCGTAGTTGTCTGGTATAATCAACACCTGGATGTCTCTCACTATAACTCTAGGTTCATAGTTTTGAATTGCTGCTGCAATCATGTCCTTCAAGTCATCTTCATCAAAGTCTTCTGATAAAGAGAAAAGGAGACGATTCAAGTCACCACCAAAGTATGGTTGAAATGGCTTCTCTGTTGTGTTCGTCAACAGAAGGTTCTTGATCGCTTGCTTTACTGCAGCTGCGTTTGTCTTCTTGTATATTTCGCCAGTGGTTTTCTTTGTAAAAGTAAGGTCAATGTCAGTATACTGCCTTGTACGGGCAGTAATAATTGACTTCGTTTGAAGATCTCCGTCTTCTATGGAAAAGGCTTTTGCTGGCATAGTTACTATTTATTCAAATCTCTAGGATTTCTACGAGCTCGTTTGTACTCTGCACATAATTATTGAACTGAGTTTCGATTTTGTTCTGATAAGTAACTGCCCAGGGATGGCGAATTTTCGGCATGATCATGACAATCTGTGCATTGAGTTCACCGCCAGGATCATACGAGTCATAGTCTAGAATCATCTTCTCAAACTCTATATTGTCTTTAAGATAAACTGCAAGATCAAACGTTTTCTCTGCTGCATTGTTACCGTCCTCGTCAATCAACTCATAGACCACAGCTTGGCCGTTTGCCATCATGTAGTTAGTGCTTCCGACATCCAGAGTCTCGCCTGGCGCCGGGCGATACAGACCTTCAGCGACAGTCAACCTATAGTCAGAAAACTCACCAGAAACGTCGTCAGCGACCGTGAGTATGACTTGTGCTTGAAGATAATACTGCTTGGCAAGACTGAGTCTCTCACTTTTACTGATGATATGTGTCATCGTTTGCTTATCACCATAACCGCCTAAGAATCTTGCCATAGAGATTCCTTCAGCTAGTTTAGTTCTAGGTGTTATAACTGATTGATTGTCTGGATTATATACTGGATCTGGTACATAAATCATGATTTAAATCTCTTCGTGACGTCAGCTCTGTTACCAAGAGGCTGTGTGCCTCTTCTCGGCGTTCCAGAGATTGATGCAGTTCTACCGATCTTCTTCGGTGCTTGTTGATTATATGAAGGATTTAACTTGCCTTCGGCTATCATCGCACCGACAAACTTCTGGTTATTCAAAGCGTTGATGTCTCTTAACTTAGATCTGACTTCAGAGATGGTCAATTCTCTGTTTGAGAGACCACCATAGTCCTCTGTTCTATCAAAGGAGTTGAGCAGTGAATTACCTGGATCGACAGACACCTCTCGAATGCCAAAGCCAGAGTTGTGTAAATAATCGTTCATAATGCCTGATGTAGCGTTAATTGTTGCGGTAGTATTATGAGATGGATAATTAGCCGATCCTGGACCGCCTAAACCACCAGCAACATAAGCTCCTGATGCCAGATCTGCAAATGCAGCCTCATCTGCTTTACCTTCAAGAGTGCCGTGAAAAGTTTCACCCCAATATGATTTACCGTAATGAATAATATTATCACCACCGATTGTGCCGCTTGCACCAATCACAGTCATATCATTTGCAGCAATGTTAGTGTTGTCTGCACTCATTACGATCGTATCTTCTGCAGTCATCGTGATATCGTCGCCACTATAGAAGTCAAAGCCACCTTCAACAATTTGTTTCACATTACCTTTGATAATCTTATTTGCTGAACCTAGGATAGTCTCAGTCTGTGTGCCACCTACAAAGTTTGATTGATGCTCAGTGACGATTGTCTTCTGTGTCTTACGAACCTGCTGCTTATGTGAACCACGAACCTCGTCGTTCTTGTTACCACCGACAGTGACGTTATAATCACCACCTACTACGACGTCAAAGTTACCAGCAACCTGCAACGATAAGTTGCCGTTGTATACCATCTCAGCATCACCATCTACAATCACCTTCTCGTCTTTTGCTGTGATACGTACCGTGTTTCCAACAGAGCTGATGATGACAGTGCCGTCTGCACGCATCTCAACACCAGAGCCGGTACGATGGCGAAACAACATACGTTCAGCCCCTGGAGTGTCGTCGATCTCCTGTATGTGACCACTGGCTGTCTCTTTTACTTGGTTATAAGGGTAAACCGAAGATTGAACAGGTTTGAGATTCAATGATATATTCTTATAACCTCCTCCTGTATAAACCTTGTTTATCTTCAAACCTCTCGCTGACTGATTAGATGAAGATGTGTTGAGATAATCTTTCTTTGGAAAAGAAGAAGAAGGGTCACTAAATCCCTCACTAGCAGGAGACACTCCTGTAAGATCTATCTGCTCTTCACCTTTAACAAAATCTTGTGGTAACTCTGTAGCCATATTTTACCTTCTACTGTTTTGATGATCAATAGCCTCTTTTTGCTTTCTTTCTAATTCAGCAATTTGAGGTTTCAATCTAGCTATATCTTCTTTTGCTGTTGCAATTCTTGTTGGTCTAGTACGTATAGCGTTAGCCTGGATTTTCTGAGCACCAGCTGATTTAGTTGGATCTGGGGCCGTGCGAGTTTCAGCCTGTGCTTTTGCCAATCGTGCTTCAGCGTCCTCTAAATCCCGCCTTAGACTATTTAGTTGTTTTTCATACTCAGTTCCTGGATATAATCTGGACTCAATCTCAACAGCTTCTTTCTCTAGTTCGATTAGCTGAGCGTCAATGGCTTTTATCTTTTCGTTTATGGCTACTATTTTAGCGTTATTAGCAGTAGAGCCGTACAAAGGACCTTTCTCTTCCATTAGTTTGTCATTTTCTCTGACTAATTTGTCCATTTCTTCTTCGATCTGTCGAAGTCTTTCTTCATCAGTCAAATCTTCTTCTTTAGTTTTAACTGGCGGTTTACCTGTTTTAATATCAGCAACTTTTTCAGGTTTTGGAGCAGGTGCTGGTTTTGTCTCAACTGGTGACACTGTAGGTTTAGCGACTTTAGATGGTAAATACTTAGAGATCTCTTCCATCTCAAAAGGTCCAAGTTCGTTTTGGTATCTTGTTGAGAGATCATTATCACCAACATAGAGAGTTTCCCATCCAAAACGACTGTTAGTCCAATCTCTTGCACTGAATCCAGTTACTAGGACGTCTGTTCCAGAGTACTCGTCATTAGTTAACGCCTCTCCACCTGGAACAACCTTACGAAACACCTTACATATCTTCTCAAATGATTTCCACTGTTCTGGTGTATAACTAGCCTGATCAATTAAAAGTTCTTTATCAACATTAGTCTTAAATGGTGCGTCAGCGTTTAGGCCACCTACAAATTCAACCGCAAGGGTTCTTTGAGCCCATCCACCAAATTTTTTAGTATTTTCAGCAATGCGAATTCTAAGTGGTCGACCTCTCTGAATACTTCCGTCTCTTCTGATCAGATAGTGCATTGTAGGTCCGTCATAATACCCAGCACTCTTTAACTTTGCTGCAAGTTCAGGAGTGATTTGTAATCCTTTTGCTTTAAACCGTGCAAGCGTATCGTTATAACCTTTAACTACGCGATCCATAATATCTTCGACTTTGACATCTTGGTTTTTGCCAGTTCCTGTCGAGTTAACCCAGATCGCTGTCATTGGTCTGTCTATAATTGCAGCTCGGAGTTCTGACTCTAATTCTTCTACCGTATTTACGTAAGTAAATAAATTTTTATAACTTTCTTTACTCGTAGAATTACCTTGCCAACCTGGAAGACCTTTAGATAAATCAACAGGTTCATCTGTAGGTTTAATATCTGAAGAAGTTAATGTTGACTTGTTTACAACTTGATTTAAGTTAGTGTCACCATTGGCTTTAATAATTGGAATTGTTTCAAGTGAACCATTTAATGGATTTGCTTCTGTCTTAGATATTTCGCTGATAGATCCTGTGGTTACTGTAGGAAAACTAGTAGGTTTTAGCGCTCCAGATAAAACACCGGCTAAATTGCCTAAAATATTTGCAAATGGATTACCAGCTGAACCAGCAATTTTTTCTGAACCAACAATTTTTTCTGAACCAACACCGCCACCAGAAAATAATGCTCCTATTGCTCCAAATGGATTTGCAAGTAATCTATTTGCATTATTAGTAACTTGCTTAACATCAACTACTACCTCTTCAGACACATCAACATTTACTTTTTCAGCGGCAACTGTTGGATTTACTGAAGTCTCTGTGATTTTTGCTTTTATCACATTATCGTCTGTAGTAACCTTTGCTCTAATAGTTTTCTCGATAGATTTAGGTGAACCATGAGTTACAACTGTTGCTAAGAATCCGTCTGACGTGGCCTTACCTGTTAACGTAGTGATCTCAGACTTGTTACCTGAAGTCTTAGTGACTTTGATTCCACCTCCATCGATCGAGTTAGTCATCAGTGCAACAGTAGGCTCTACAGTCACCGTCTCACCCTCGTTGGTCGTGACTGTTAGTGACTGAAAACCACCAGCAGTCTCGTTAATCTTTAGACCAATCTTAGAACCTTCAGTCGCCTCTCGTGCAATTTTAGCATTATCGCCTGTATTTTGAAGACTGCTTATTTTAGAGCGAGAGAATAATGATTGTAAATTAGTATTAAATCCGTTTTTAGACAAACTATTAGTAAAACTCTGATTTATAGCTAAGTTACGATCGACTTGCTTCTCAGCCTCTGCACGAGTCATTCCAGGATTACTCGCGAGTACCTTTTTAATGTCTTCTTCTCTGTTATATGTGGCCATGATTATGCAAACTTCTCTAGTATTTCACGAGCGTATGCTTGACGCTGTTCTAAGTGGGCGTATTTAATGTTTGGTCTCTCAAATTTAAAGCAAAAGAC